GAATCACGGCGACGATAAAAAAAGAGCGTCAGCACGATAACCGTGCATAACGCCACATTCAGCAATCCGGGAAGGTTACTTAACATTGCCGCCTCCTCCACCCCGCAGGCGGGAGAACACACCGGACACCAGCGACGCAATATCCTGCTGGTGGATGAACGAGAGAATCTTCACCGACACCACCGAGACCAGCACCGCGCAAAGCGCATCTGCTGATGTACCGTCATACCCTGTTTTTGATGCAATCCAGGCTGACAGCACACGCGCTCCCAGCACGCCGACAATAAACGACACCAGAAAATGTGCCACCACGCGCCAGACTGAAAGTGACTGTGGCATTGTTGCCACAAATAACGCCCCGGCGAACGCGCCAAACACAATCCCGAAATCCATCCCGGTAAACAGCCCGAATACCGTCGCGCCACCCAGCGCCGCAGCCGTGCCGGAACCGGATAAGGGTTCAGACATACTTCCTCCTGAAAATAAAAAAAGGGCCACCAGCGCCCCGTAAAAAACACCCCGTCAAAGGCATCCGCAGATGCCTTTTGTGTGATGTCATTCAGATTTACGCAGTAAAGGCCGGAGCACGACCAGCGCCATCGCCACCAGCACACCATCTGCCAGCACCGACATCAGTCGTCCGGTGAAATCCACCACCACTACCAGAAACAACAGGATGACAGCCAGCACAAGGCGCGCACTTTTCACAGGTACTGCTCCAGCGGCAACTGCAGCGCCTGCGCAATTTTCTTCAGTTGCGCTTCTTCTTCCTGACCGATACCGTCCTGGTCAGCGATATCCAGACACAGGCACAGCACATTAACTGCATCATCAGTACCGGCAACATCAGCCAGCTGACGAAGAGCTTCGGCATTGGCAGAACGCGGCGACGCTTCATAACGGGCGCGGATATTTGCACTCATTTGTGCAATCTCACCGGAGAACGGCGCAAAGACAGGAAGTGCTGCAATGGTTTTTTCCAGTACCGCGATTTCTTTCGCGTCACAGGTGCCGTCAGCGTATGCAATGGAGTACGCGCCCCAGACGGTCGCCTCCACTGCGTCACGGTTCTCCATCTTCTTCACTTCGGTAATGGCCTTGCGGGTTTTCTTTTTGAAAATACCAAACATCGTGACTTTTCCTTTTAGTGGGTGAGCCTGCGCCCGGGGGTGACCAGCCCACAGAGAAAGTCACACTGACCATCCCGTAAGCTCATCCCTGAAAGGCTCTGTGGTTTTTTGATGTGCGCCGGGCGTGGCGCGGATATGAAAAAGGCCCGCCGAAGCGAGCCTGGAAAAATAAGCGTGGCGCGTTGTACTGGATTCGAACCAGTGACCGATTGCTTAGAAGGCAATTGCTCTGTCCGGCTGAGCTAACAACGCATAATGCAGATAATGGATTGCCATCGGGGACCCGAGCCCCACACAGTCAGTTTCGAAAGCTGGCACTCTCTGTCGATGAGCTAATGGCGGTATGTGATGGTGGCCCTTGCTGGATTTGAACCAGCGACCTGGCGATTATGAGTCGCTCGCTCTCACCACTGAGCTAAAGGGCCGGGAGCAGAATAATAATGGTGCGTAATTAATTCTGCAATCTCATCCGTTTCAAACGATTAAATCCTGAACTTCCCTGACTGTCTGTTCAAAACGTCCTGTCTCCAGCTCAACACCAATCGCACAACGCCCCAGTGCCATCGCCGCTTTTACCGTTGAACCTGAACCCATAAAAAAATCTGCAACCAGGTCTCCCGGACGACTGCTCGCGTTGATTATCTGCTGCAGCATTTCTGCCGGTTTTTCGCACGGATGTTTCCCTGGATAGTACTGCACCGGTTTATGCGTCCAGACATCGGTGTACGGAACCTGCGCCGTCACACCGAAATACCGCCGCAAATTTTTATATTCACTCAGCAGTTCCGTATACTGCCGGTTCAGCTCACTGTATGTGCTGACCAGCTGGTGGTGTGGCTTTTCCAGTTCCCCGCGCTGATGTTTTTCTGCCGCAACACGCGCAAACAACGCCTGCAATTTGTTGTAATCACCCTCGTTCGGTAACTGCCACTGACTGGTACCAAACCAGTGCGAAGCCATGTTTTTCTTTCCGGTGGCTTCCGCTATCTGTTTTGACGTTATTCCCAGTGATTTACGCGCATCACGAAAGTAAGAAATCAGCGGGGCCATGACGTGCTGTTTTAGCTCGCGCCCCTGCTCCACATAGCCATCATCTTTCGGGCGATACGGTCCCTGATAATGTTCTGCAAACAGAATGCGCTCTGTTGCCGGAAAATACGCCCGCAGACTTTCCTTATTGCACCCGTTCCAGCGTCCGGACGGCTTCGCCCAGATAATGTGGTTCAGCACATTAAAGCGCTCACGCATCATGATTTCGGTGTCAGATGCCAGGCGATGACCACAGAACAGGTAAAGACTTCCGGCAGGCTTCAGTACCCGCCAGAACTGCGCCAGACACTGGTCCAGCCATTTCAGGTAATCATCGTCGCCCTCCCACTGGTTATCCCAGCCCTCGGGCTTCACTTTAAAGTATGGCGGGTCTGTGACTATCAGATCGACAGAGTTTTCCGGTAAGGTCTGGATAAATTCCAGGCAATCAGCGTTGATTAACTCACAACTGGATATTTTTACAGTATTAATCATAGATCAATAAGCACTTCTCTGATAGGCTCATACCGCTTTTGCGCAAAGCAGATGGGCCTGAGGTTTGCTTGTGACCCCAACGCATGAGCAGATGGCTGGCAGGTGCCGCTAACACCCACCAGCCGCCCATTACCACAAATTAAAAAACCTTCACTGAGGAAGGCGTCTGTAACAACCGAACTGATAATCTGCCAGACCCGCCATAACAAGCTGAGTCAGTATTAACTGGCAGCGTTCGCGTGAAAGGTAAGTATTCTGCGCAATTTCCCCGACGGTCGCCGGTTCGGTGACGCTTAATTCATTAAACACCACTCTGGCGGTTTCGGTCATATCCTGCTGTTTTAGCATGCCTTTTTCCCTTTTCCGGTTAACGTGACATACCAATACCTCTTGTCGAAAAAGCCAGCAAGCTGAAAGACCGGCATTCGCAACCACCAGCGCATTTAACGTCCTGTACCGCTTTTCGGGCACAAAAAAACCCGCATAAAGCGGGTTCTTTCAGGTGTCCATGTCTGCTATTCGCCTCGCGGTATAGCTTTGCGAAGCGTAGCTGGATTGAAACAGTTTATGCGTAAAAAATCAAGACATTTTTTGAGCAAACGATTCTCGCATAGGGATGTATAGCGCATATTCAGCAACAGCCAACCAATTAGCAATTCGCTTTTCGCATGTACTAAAACACCATTCCGGGTGAACCTCATTCAACAATTCAGCCATTTTGCGTTTACTCATCCCCCGCCCTTCGTACCTTTGCCGCAGGATATCAATCAATCCAGGATAACGTGCAAGCGCTTTACTTATCACCCCATCAATGCGTAACGCCTCTGCATCAGTACAGTGAGACAACCAGCTCTTCTGTCTGCCAGCGATCATCTCTCGCAAGAATGCTTCCAGCTCTGGTTTATCAATCCCTGACTCCCTGATTCTACGCAGGGCTTCATTGATTGCGGTTTTTGTCAGTTTTTTGGATGCCAGCAACTGATTGAACATATTTCCTGGTTTGCCACCACCTATATACGACCAACGCCCCCACATCCGTAATTTCCCCTGGATCCAGACGGCTTCCAGCGTTTTTAGACGTAAATGCTCGCCGCTTTTGCCTGTAATTTCCGGATATATCATATTTACGATCACTCACTCTCAATTTTGTAAATCTTCACGCCCAGCCGCCCCCCAGGAACGAGCTGACCGCGCACAATATTGATTTCATCAAACTGCTCGTCGTCTATGAGAAGTCCGGCATGCGTCAGCGCATCCAGTGGTGCTTTCAGGATATTGTCCAGGTCACGACGACGTTTATCCGGTGGCTCTGCAATAATCTTTATCGCCAGCCTTCCGGACAGGTTTAATTTCAGCCGCTGCTGGCGAACAATAAGCGCCACATCCCGGCGATAACGCTCACCGGCTTTTGATACAAAATATGTGCTGCCACGACGTCGCCAGTAAGTGTTCACCGTTGGCGGGTAAGGCAAAACAAATTCTATGCGTTCAGTCATTCATGCTTTCCACTTCAGGACACCCGAATTTCTCGCGTGCATTAAAAAACGAATCAGCAACAACAGCTGGCTGCCGTGTTTTTCTTCAAAATCTTTTACCCCGGCGTGTAGTTCGCTATGGCATTTACGGCACAGCGGAATAACAAACAAATCATCAGCCTTTGTTCCCATCCCTCCCAGTCCATGACCAATGATGTGATGCGGATCATCTGCCTGATTGCCACACGTCATGCATTTCTGCGTTTTTACCCAACGCGTGTGTACAGGCATATCTTCCCGTTGTGGTTTCTGGCGCTGGAGATACTGAGCCGGTGACTCCGGATCAACGGCAATGCTGACCACCGTCTTTTCCTGTGGTGGATTCTGTTGCTGGTGGGCGTGAGGCAACGGAGCAATATTTTTTGTGCGCTGCTTCAGTATGCTGGTGGCGGTCTGCTCTCCCGGTACGATGTCGCTTTCACGGTACATTGAGCGGATTTTTTCCGCACGCAACCCCAGCGAACGGCGTAATGCTGCCTCCGGAAGCGCGTCCGCCACCTGATTGCAGACCGCCCACCAGGATAATTCAGCCAGCGATAATTCCCGCTCCTGCGTGCCATTCATTGCATGGCGTATGACGTCAATCATCCATGCTGACAGGTTTTGATGAGCAAGTTGCTCGAGTGATTCGGAAGTCTGGTCACGCAGCTGGTTGTCGCAGTGCCAGCACAACACCATTGCACCGGTACCGTAACGATGTATGACGGTTTCGCTGTGATGGTAGTCACCATGAGGCCACTGGCAGGATTTAATGTGGCGTAACAGCCAGTCAGACAGTGCACCAGCACCACCAGCAGCACGAATCACCCGCTCATCGCTGAAAAATGGCAGTAATGATTTATCCTCCGCCAGCGGCTGGCGAACGGCAGGAACGACCCCGGACGGCAGATTACGCATGCTTTTCGGTTCCGGCTCCACCAGAACTCGAGGGTTATGAAATACCTGCATGGATTCACGGCCCGGTTTTAGCACCACCAGCCCAAGTTCCGGTACCGGAACAGGTCGAAGTAATACCCGCACGTTACCTCCAGATGCGTTGCTGGAATGTGCGGGACGGACGCGGTGGGCGTTCGGAATAAGGGAGTCTGACGGAAATTATCCAGTGTCGGAAGTCAGAACTGAGGTCTTTCTGAAACTCGTAACCACGTCTGCGGTAGTTCTGAATCAGCCACTCGGCCTGTTCTTCGGTGCAGGGATTGTGCTGATACCAGTCATATTTGAATGTGTGAGAACGCCGCCCGTGCCGGATGGCAAGGTCGGTATCAGAATTGTGTAATTTGGTTTTGTGCGCCATTGGTTGTCTCTGCTGGCGCAGCAGGTGCCAGTTGTTCAGGCTGGCGTGCGGCAATATTGTCTCTGATTTCTGTTGTCGTCAACAGGCAACGTGCTATCATCGAATAGTGTTCTATCCTACTCCTTGAGGTTTACCATGCGTACAACCCAACAATTCAGCATTACATTAACTAACGAGATGGCTGACATGGTGCGCGCCCGTGTGGCTTCCGGTGCCTATGCTTCAGAAAGCGAGGTCATTCGTGAAGGGCTTCGCGCACTGAATGAGCGCGATAAAGCAATCGAAGCGTGGTTAACGCATTCAGCCGCCCCCTCCCTGGATTCAATCCGCAAAAACCCGAACAACGGACGCTCCATTTCACAGGTTCGCGCTGCGATTCGATCCGGGAAGTAATCTGCATGACATATGAAGTCATCATTACTCCTGAGGCCGAACAGCAGATAATCAACCTGCACAGATACATAACGGAGAAAGCAGGAAGCGTCATTGCTGACAATTATGCCAATGCGCTTCTTGATTATCTTGATGGGTTTTCTACATTCCCGCATCGGGGCAATAAACGCGATGATATTCGCCAGGGGATGCGGGTAACTCATTTCCGCCACAGAACGATTATTGCTTTTGCCGTTGATGGCAGAAAAGTCTTTATTGTCGGTATCTATCATGGTGGGCAAAGTTATGAAACCGATTTCTTATAAACTTTTACCCACATCATTCCGGTGTTAGAATAAACCGTCCGCCCCCTCTCTTACTGGCGGATTCGTAGGCTATATAAATCAAAGATCCCAGCTCATGTTTGTGTCGGGATCTTTTTTCGGCGATTTATCCCCAGCGGCAAATCGAATACACCACCAGCGCAACCGCCATTGCAGTTCCTACCGTTGTGAATGCTTCAGGCCAGCTCATTGCCTCGCCTCCAGTCTCCATACCGCCTGACCAATCCGGCTGGCATGGGTATCTTTGGATACTTTTCCGTCTTTAGCCATCTCTATAAGAATTTTGCGCAAATCTGCCGAACGCCATTCTTCATCAGGAAATTCCTTCTCCATTGCCAACCGCAGATTCCAGGTTGCTATCGTGAATGGATATTCACCACCGAGAGCTTTCTCTTGTAGGGCAGCACGGGAACGCATCACCTGCAAAACCTTCTCTTCTACATCCATCATTTCGCCTCCTGCGGCGGTTCTGGTAGCGGCATCCAGTGTGATGGAATCCACGACGCACCAGGAATTATCCAACCATCATTAGCATCAGGATGTCCCGGTATGTAAGTCGCCCACTTCATTCGCAGTCACCTTTCCCGTCAAACTCCCTGGCAACAAGAACAGCTGTTTTGCTATCCGGCATTCGCTCACTACAGCTTATCCAATCATCCGGAGTTGCCGGGGAGCTGGTTGACGAATTCTTATTTTTCCGAAAGTTTCCGGCCTGAAACATAGCGGCGCGGTGACACCAGATAATCCAGCCAATCGCCATATCCCATGCCATGTATTCACTACCGCCATTTTTTACCCTGCGGCGATCTACAGAATCCCCGAAATGCTTCTCCATAAATAACTCATAGGCAGCCCGTTCATCCGGCACCACCAGCATTGGCGGCGTGGCGTATAGCTTACGGGTCTGAACACCTGCCCCCTGGCATTTCTCTTCCTCAACAAATCTTTCGAAAGCATATTCCCCGCAATCTTCCCATTCTCCCCATTCATCATATTCTGCATCCCACTGGCGATACTGATATGCCACTGGCTCTGCTTCCAGCGATGCCAATACAATTTTGAATAACTCGCCCTCTACTCGCGCCATCCCTGAATTGGGGTGGCATTTCGTAATCGCTATTTTTAATTTGGCTTCTTCGATTAATTGTTCTTTTGTTAATTCAGTCATTTTCATTACCGCCCTTTCAGGCGGCCTCCTGATGTTCTGAGGGTGCAGAAATCCCTCCGGTTAAGGATTAAATTTTTAACAGAGCTAAATTTAATTATTCAGTTCTGGATTTTGTCGCCCTGCGTATCCGCGCTTTCGCGTTACGCTCAATCTGAATTAGCTTTTCTATATTTTTTCGCCTTTCCCGCTCCTCCTGACGCAAGAGCCTTACATCATCTGCCAGTCTGGTTTCTCTTTTCGCCACAGAGAGCATCCAGTCAAATGGCTCCACAACTGCACCGCAGATTTTACAGCGGACCTGACGCTCTTTTTCGTCAACCCGGACAGAGGCGTGATGACAATATGGTCTTTCCGATGGCTCATAAAGAAAATTAACCTGATTACGAGGGTCATCCTCTTTTACCGGAAATAAAACGATATTGCTTAACTCATCCTCTGGTTTTATTTCCATGCTCCTCTCCTTTGATGCGAATGCCAGCGACGCGTAATGCGTGTTCTAGGTCAATCAGGTAAAGCCAACTGCCATTTTCTTTAGGTATCATGACATGTCGCTCATCTGCATTTATCGGGTGTCCATATCGAAGGTCGTAGCGAGTCGGTAATTGAACTTCCCGCGCTTCCAGTTCAGCAATACGCTTGCTCCCATCAGAGATAACGCCTTCGTAATACTCACGCTGCTCGTTGAGTTGTGATTTTGCTTCTTCCAGTCCATCCAGCAAATCAGCGATAATATCCGCTTCCCGATGACGGATATGACGCTTAAACGCAGCAAGAGCCGCATCACAATCCCGTTCAGCATTTGGGCTGTCCGGGATAGCCTGATACCACGCCAGCGTCGACTGATAGTTTTGTGCTGCCTCACGAAGCGCCTCATAGTTAACCTCTCTCATTGAGCCACCTCCTGATAAATCACCGCATGCCCCAGTTTCTCCGCCAGTGCCAGCTCTGCCTTAGCGCCCGCTGACCGCTGCCAGCCTTTCAGCATGTAAATCGCATCCACACAACGAATCATTGCCATGCAAATATCCATGTAGTGCGGCTGTGTCAGCCCGTCCGGAAGTACTGCCGGGTTTAAGACGGTATGCCCTTCCCGTTTCAGTTCCTCTTCTGCCTTGTGAAACGCCTCACGGTTGAAATTTTCATACCCCGTCATTGGACCGGCGATATAAACCCTCACCCTCACGCCATCACCTCCTGAAAATTACCCTGATAAAATGCCAGCACACGCTGCATAACCTCACTCTTCCGGCACTCGCGACAGATTATGTTCTGACGCCTGTCGTAGCGACGTATTTCTCCGTCAGGTAATGACCAGATAAGGTCCGGATCAACCGCAGATGGTTTCTTCAGCTTTGCCCTTGAGAGCTTTTTACGGGCATTTTGCCAGTCCTTACGCGCCTGTTCAGACGGGAATAACCCGTAACCAGAGTTGTATACATCGCCGCTGGCAACCAGCTCTCTTGCGAGAACGCTCATCAGATATCTTGTCGCACCTGTCTTGACTTCCAGTTGCCGTAACGTCTCACGCCCACTCTGGCGTACGAGTTCAACAACCTGCCCTTTAATTTTTTCTCGCTCTTCTTGTGTAAAAACTTTTGCCACAAGTCCTCCTGAAAATTACCTCATGACCAGAAATCAACACTTACCCCCTGAAGCCCGGTGGAATTTCGGTATCCGGTTCAGAAATATGATTCACACAACGCTGGTTGTTCGTGCCGCTTACCGGGAGCAGCCAGGGGTTTTCAAAATTCCGGTCCGGTCCAAAAAACGTCGTCGCTCGCTGAACAAATTCCGTTCCCGTTTTCCCGGTAGCCGCAAGGTATCTTGCGTAACGCCTCACGCCATCCAGCATGGCCTCTGGTGACACCCCCTCGCGTAATCTGGCCTTCCAGGCACTGAAAGCGGATTTCTTCGGGTTTGCCCCAGCACGCAACGGGTATTCCCGCCAGACCTGTTCGAACACATCAGGATAATCCACTCGTCCCACAGGCTGCCCGGTGTTTTCCGGGACTACCCGATCGGCTTCCCGCTGAATGGCGGAATCGGCTTCAGGCTGCTGAAGTTGGTGTGATTGCTCCTGCCTTGCGGTCATCACCTGCTGCACAGCGCCCGAATCGGCTTTCAGCGCATACGCTGAATCGGCTTCCGGTGTCGTGCCTGCGGGCTGGCCAGGAGTGACGGTCTGAACATCCCCTGCCTGGTTCGTGGCGTTTTTTACGCCATGGACCATAGTGTTTTGATCTTCTTGATCTGTATCTTTATCTGTATCTTTATCTGTCGTGACTCGTCGTGACATGTGCGTGACATTTCGTGACTCGCCGTGACAATCGCCATTTTGTTCCCGCTTTCTTTCCCTCTCTCGCTGCGCCCTCTTGCGCTCTGCCGGAGATTTTGCGGTTTGCGAAATATTGCCGTTGTCCTCTTTCAGCACCTGGCGTTTTTCCCATCCAGTGATTAAATCACCATCAAGTACCCGCCCCTGCATCGTCTGCAAAATTGAATCAATTACCTCTTCTGTCACGTCGAGCGCACTTGCCAAATCTTCTGTCGTGACATCAATGTGACCTCGCGTGACATTTCGTGACGCGCTCACCAGGAGGTGGATATACACTGCCATCACTGTTGCAATTGGCTGCCCTGACACCCTGGCAATTGTTCGCCACTTAGGGTCATTTGGCATGTCATGCCATAATCTGAGCCAGGCGTTAGCCATACTCACCTCTTCTGATACCGAATCTTTTTACTCACGAGTTGCCGGAAGCGATTCGATATGGCTATTGTCAGTCAATGTACTGCCACAGCATTTCCTGCCGGGCCACCACGGTTCATCTGATTGAAACCGGCGATTGCCACTGCGACAAAATCATCAGCGTCTCTCACCAGTCGCTCCCGCATCTCCACCAGCTCCCGAAAATAAGCTGAACTGTGGCTGCGCATTCTGGCCACCAGCAAAGGTGGCATTGCCTTTTCGATCGCTGGTAACAACGCCTGAATTTTTTCAACTGCATCAGGGGTGTCTTTCTCTACCCAGCGGAAAATTTTCTGGGTATTGCGAGCCAGGGCTTCCGGATGGCTGTCGTCATACAGTTCAGGGAACGTCATCCCCAGTTCGAAATAAGTCCGGGCTATTTCAGCTGCAGGAACTTTCTCACCATCAGGGTATGCCCAGGCATTCATCGCCATGCGGATGTGCTCATGTTTGATTTTCATGAATCATTTGCCTCTTGATGCTTCGGGTATGATCGTTTTCGTCATTTGGTTGCTTCATCGACATATTCTGCGAATAACATGACGAGCGTCGTAAGTATGTCCAATCAACATCAGGACGAAGTTCTTCACACAGGACACCACCTTTTGTTGCTCGTTCAATCGCAGGACATCTCTCAGCAGGTAACTGACGTACACCTTTGATCCATTGATTTACGCTTGGAGGAGATACACCTAAAAGCCTAGCCATTGCTGATTGCCCACCGACAACAGCACAAGCTCGTTTGAATGAATAGTTATCTTTTTTCATCGAATGAACTCCAAAAAACACGCAACAATATTAGGCTTAGCCTAATGAAATTGTCAATAGGCTATGCCTAATACATCGAGAGTAGGGATTGCCTAACGCGATGCGCATAGGAGACTATTAAGCAATGCTTAGTGGTAAAGACTTAGGCCGAGCGATAGAGCAGGCCATTAACAAAAAAATTGCATCAGGAGCCGTCAAATCAAAGGCGGAAATCGCACGTCATTTCAAAGTCCAACCACCATCAATCCATGACTGGATTAAGAAAGGTTCGATAAGTAAAGACAAACTTCCAGAACTATGGCGTTTCTTTTCTGATGTGGTTGGTCCAGAGCATTGGGGGCTTAACGAATACCCCATACCAACCCCATCCACTTCAGATACAAAAAGTGAACTTTTAGACATAAACAGCCTTTATCAAGCCGCCTCTGATGAAAAAAGAGCAATTGTGGCTTTCATCTTATCTGGAAATGCTACGGAGCCTAGTTGGGTTGATCATGACGTTCGCGCCTACATTGCCGCAATGGAAATGAAGGTAGCTAACTATCTGAAAAATCAAGAATCAAAACGGAAAAGCCAGAACATCACCAAGACAGGAACTTAAACTTATATGGTCCGACGGGAAATTCCTAGTTCCCGTTAGTTAACTCCTACTACCTCTTCCACAAACCATCACCTATTAGGTTGCGCCCAAATTATTAGGCATAGCCTATTGACAAGTAATTAGGCATTTCCTATAGTTTTCCCATACCAACCCATCCCGTCCCACACAATACAGGGCAATACCTCGAGTTACCAGGCAGTGGTCAGGGGTTAAGTAGCCAGCCCGAGGCGTAAGAACATGACGGCAGGGTTCAACTTTAATAACTATGCAGCAGGTTTTTGTTCCGCTACCCCGGCGTTAAGGGGAAATGAGGTCAGCATGGATACTATCGATCTTGGCAACAACGAATCTCTGGTATGTGGCGTGTTCCCCAACCAGGACGGTACGTTCACCGCGATGACGTATACCAAAAGCAAAACGTTTAAAACCGAAAATGGTGCCCGTCGCTGGCTGGAAAGAAACTCAGGTGAGTGATATGGATTTCGACACAATCATG